GCGGTCGGCGATCATGGCGATGAACTCCGAATTGGTGGGCTTGCCCTTGGTGTTCCCAAAGGTAAATTTTGCCCAAAAGAATCCCCCGCCTTACGACGGGGGTGTTCTTATTTTTCGAGCTTCCGCATCACGCTGTTGTACACGCGCTCGTTTACGATTTTCAAGCTGTCCATCAGCTCGTCCATGATCTCCCACGCCTTGTCCGGTGAAACATCTGCCACTGCGCGCAAAAAATCGCTGTCGCCGTAGCTGCCTACCGTTTCAGACGCATAGGTCTTGACCGGCGCCGGAGCTGCCGAATACAACATTGGCCTTTCCGGTTCTTTTGGCGCGTTTTGATTTTGGATGATGTACAGCGCCGCCAGCTTTTGATAATTGGGCCAGCTCGATTCCTCCGTCTCAAGCCGCGATATCCACAGATTGACCTCGTTTTCGTCGATCAAGGGGACGCACCCCCTTTATTCCTCCATCAGGCTCGCGGCACGACGCAGCGCTTCCTTTACGCGGTCGTCGTCCGTCTCGCGCATCATGTCGTTGATTTGCTCGCGCAGGTGCTCCATGCTGTCGGCGCGGCTGTAGTGCCCGCGGACGTAATGCGTGCCGCGGCGAGCATAAGAGCTGCCCCTGCCGTAAGTGCCGCGCATATCGGCCTGCCAGTCGCCGCCGCGGGAATAATCGCCATCGCGGGAATAATCGCCATCGCGGGAATAGCGACGCGAATAGTCTCCGTCGCGAGAATAACCGTCGTCCTCCATCATCTCGATTTTGTCGATGTTCTTGATGGTGCTCGCCAGCTTATGCACGATGTCGAGGTCGCCCGCGCCAAGCTCGCCCTTGCGGCTGATCTCGTCCAGCTCCTTGCAGAGCATATCGCGCAGATCATACATTGCTTTCTTGCTCATGTTCATTCTCCTTTCAAGACATACCAATACTTGCCCGCTCTCTTTCCTTTTACAAGCCCCAATCTAACCCGACGGGCTGCTGCGACAGTGCTAATTCCTTCTTCTGCCGCATAATCAGAGAGTTTCTGCAAATTGGATGGTGTATTGTGTTTTATGTTCCATTCTTCCAAAATTTCGTCAAGTGAAACTCCACATTTCACCCTTCGGTATACAAATGATTTGTCATAAATCCCATTGTTATCAGCAAACTCCGATGCAGTTATTTTTCTACCGTGATAATCATAAAAGGTAGTAACTGCACGGTTATCTTGCTGCTCTTTGGCTGTTGCCCATCTGCAATTATCAGGAGAATACCCCTTTGTTCCATCAATGCGGTCAATGCTTTGATGCGTCTTGTCAAGGCCCTCAACATAACCGCTTGAAACCGCCCATTCTCTGAATGATGCAAACGAGTTATTCCAATCGTCGCATACGGTAATGCCTTTTGCGCCATAGTTTTTATAAGAAGAGTCCCATGCCTTATAGCATCTATTTCTCATCCCTTGCCAAATCTTATATAAACGAGAATAACTCCCGTCGTGAGTTGTGTTTTCTTTTGCAAATTTCTCCTTGCACTCTTCTCTAAGGCATCCGCACGATAATTGTCCTGTAAGCAACCTGCTTGCGTGCAAATCTATTTGCGCTCCGCAATCACATTTGCAGTGCCATGTTGTTCTTCCGAAATCGGACTTCCCAACAACCAGCAGTCTCCCAAATTTTTTTCCAGAAAAATCAATGCCTACATAACTCTTGCGTTTCATTCGGCAATCCTCCATTTAATGTATTTGGACAAAACAAATTATACATCAAATGTTTGCAAATAGCAATGGTTGACCGTGTTTCTTATGCAATCCTCTCTACAGTAAGATTGCTGTTGGCGAAATTGACGGCCTGAGCGCTGGTGTTTTCCATTGCGACCGTCAGGCAGCAGCCTTTCGGAACGCAGACCTGTGTGGAAACATAAATGTTAAAGTAGTTCCCTACCGCCGCAGGCGTGACGGTCGCCGTTGCACTGGTCAGCGGCTCTCCGTTAATGGCAAGCGCCGCCGTGATGGCCTCAACCGTTCCTCCGGTGGGAATAGCGATGTTGCCGCCAAAGGAGACCCGAAACAAAGCGCGGTTTTGATTGGTGAGGCCGCGCAGCGTGATCTGGCCGCTTCCTTCTCTATGCACGATACAGGGCTTGCTATTGACCGCAGTTTCCGTCAGCGGGACGTTTTGCCCAGCAGCAACAGAAACAATAGCGGAATTACTATATTCAGCCATTTTTCTTCTCCTCCTTTTTCCAAGTAGTTGCCGCAAAAGGGGGAATGAAGCCGGATGCAAGTACATCTGTATAGCTTGGCTTGAAAAGAGCGTCCGCCTTATGCAGCAGATCAGCATAGTTTGTGAGTTCGAACATGCTCATTTTGGACTTATCCATAGCAGCAAGATGGTCTACAAATTCTTGTTTCAGCTCGTCAATCGTTTTCATGAGTTCAGTCCTTTCATATGCCTCGAAATCGAGGCAATTAAAATACAGCGGCGAGGCAATAGCCCCGCCGCGTTGTTGTCAGTATCGGCACGGGGCCGAACATTTTGTTGGCGTCAACAAAACATCGCCAACAAAAAGCTATGCTATGCAGTTGTCAGCAGCCGCAACAGGCAAACTGGTTGCAGCAATAGGGGTTCTGCACCGTGTAGGCCGGAATGGGAGAGGGGCGCAGCTGCGAGACCAGATAGCTGTTCTGCGCCGCCTGACTTGCCGCCAGCTTCAAGCCCTGGTTCTCGGCCTGGAGGTCAGAGAGCTTGCTCTGCGTCAGGAAGTCGAGGATGGCGCGGCTGTTCTGGTTGTTCGCGTCAATGATGTCGCGCGTGGCGTTCTGCACGGTGTTGCGCGTGTCGCACGCCTGCGTCGCCATGTCATAGCGCACCTGCGCGATAGCCGCGCGATTCTCGCAGCAGCAATTAGCGGCCTGCATCTGCATGGCGTTGAGCTGCTGCATCAGCGCCGCCTGCTGGTTGTTGCGGGAAAGCTCGGCCTGTGCAAAGCCGTTTGCCATCGCCATGTTGGTGCCGTTGACAAGCTGCGCCTGCTGGTAAAACCCGTCGCAAAGGCCCTGATTTACACTGTCGATCTTGCGCTCGACATTGGCAAAATCAGAGGTCAGCACATAGCCGTCGACCACGCCGCCGCTGTTGCCGTTGTTCCCCCAGCCGCCATTTCCCCAACCAAGAAATGCGAAAAGGAACAAGATAATAATAAACCAGCTGCCTTCTCCGCCCCAGCCGAAGCCGCCGTTGCTGGAATTTACGGGCGCAACAGGCATAGTGGCCTGAACGCCGCCGTCAGAAAGAGACATAGTATCACTCCTTTGAAAAATTTTTATTCATCAAATCGTGGCCACGATGTTGATTTATGTTGATGTTTACTGCATCAGGCTTTGAAACTGCTTCGCCATCTGCTGTAGCTGATTGAGTTGTTGCTGGTTCAGCCTACCGCTCTGCAAGAGCTTTTCGACCTCCGCTTTGGGGTCGCCCTTGAAATTCGCCTTGAACTGCTGGAACTGCTGCATCATGCGCTGGAACTGGCCTACCGGCCCCGGCATCTGCCCGCCGCCCAGCGCGGCCATGAACGGATTAGTCATCGTCCTCGTCCTCCTTGCGCTTCTTCTTGCCCTTTATTTCGCCCACAAGCGCCGCCAGACGGTCGAACTCTTCGCGGGTGACAAATTCCACGCCCTTTTCCTGCGGCGCTGTACGGGGCGTTTCTGCGCGCTCTACGAGGTCGTAAATCTTGAGCGTCGGTTTCCCGCTTGCGTCTGCCTGCTTGAGGTAAACGGTGGGGGCGGTGGAATCCCACAGCGCCACGGCAGAGTTGGGCGCGATCAGGTAGCCTCTCGCCTCCTGCTCGCTGCTCACCCATTGCACACCGCCGGTCGCGACAGGATTCTGCGGCACGGGAGGCGGAGCGGGCTGCATCATCTGCTGCTGCCGCATCTGCATAAGGTTATCCGGCATCGGCTGTGGATAATAAGGGTTTTGATAGTACGGATTAAAAGCCATGTCATTCAGTCTCCTTTACCCAAAAATAGAGCACAGTCTCATTGCTGCTGTCCCACGAGTCAAAGATCGTCCCGTCCTGCACGCACACCACATGACCGGACAGGGCTAAAATGTATGTGCCTGCCGGATGCTCGTCCGCAAACTGCCCGACGGTGTAACACAGCGGGCAGGTGTCCGGCACGATGTAGCGCCGATAGCCGAGGGAGTGCAGATAAGCGCCCCAGGTCGCATTGGCCGACGGCATATCACCGTCCAAGTAGCCTTGTATGGCGAGCGCGAGATACGTTTCACCCCAGTCTTTCCCGGTCGCTTTGGAGATCGCCCGGACGGTGCAGTCGCCCACGTTCTTACCATAAGGCGACGGATTATAATAGCTATACATGCAGCAGCTCCGCGAAATAAACATAGGTGCGCAGCTCGTCCGGCTCGGGGAACAGCACCAAAATATCCCTCGCCATCTGCTCGGTGAATCCCAATGCCAAAAGCCGTTCGTACATACAGCGCACCTCCTTTTCTGCCCCTATGGTACAAGAAAACCCCTTTCCCAAAGTGCCGGAAAAGGGGATGAAAAGTGTACGGCGAAATTTGTCGAACGATTGCGCTTGCAGATTCTGACGGAATATGCTATTTTTGTCACGACGTGCTCCATGCGTCATTCATACCCCCCCATAAAGGAAAAGAGCCTCACCGTTTGGTGAAGCTCTTTTCCTATTCAAAGACTTCCGATGCGATTTTGCGGTACGCCTTTCGGCGATACTTTTTGACCGTATCCGGCGACAGGTTCATTTCAAATGCCACCTGTACGCAGGAGCGGCCCCGCACGTCGCACTCGACGAGGCACGCCATTTCGTCGGGCGGAAGCTCAAAGGACCGAATGTATGCCACGGCCCGCCGCGGGGCCATAGAGGATAATTTTGCGCGGATCGCTCGGTGCTGCTTGTCCATGCTGTGCGCCGGGGCTTGCAGAGCGCTCACGCGAGGGGAGGCATGTCTCCCGCCCGTTTTCCTTTCGTTATTTTAGAATTTTCCCGAGGTACGCGTAAACATATTCAACCCATGCCATTTGCGTCGCGGGCCCGAATGAACCGTCCACGTCTAGCGCATAGCCGCAGGCGTTTAGGAGCTCTTGCAGCTTGCCGACCGCCGCGCCCTTGTCGCCGCGCACGAGCACGGTCTTGTCCGAGGGGTATTTTGGCACGCCGAAGCCGCGAATATACCGCCCGTTGATTTCCAACGTCCGATAGCCGCACTCGTGAGCTTTACCCTTGTTGCCCTCGAACACCGTGAAGCTCTGATCGTCACAGGCGGTCACGATGCCCGTGTGGTTGGGCGCGCCGGTGCAGTCCGTGAGGGCGTAGTCCTTGCGGTCGTTCCAGTAGTAAAACACCTGCTCGCCGATTTGGGGGACGTGCGCATCGTCCTCAATCCATTGGCCGCGCGCTTGATACCAGCGCATTTGCTCCCCGCAGGAGCACTCGACGGGAATGACCTCCGTCAGGCCGCAGAGGATCGCCGCCGCGGACACCATCGCCGAGCAGTAGTCGTCGGTGTAGGTCAGCTTGTGACCGCGCGGGTGCGGGAGATAGCTGTTGTAGGCGTCCACGATCTGCTTATGTACCGCATCGCCGCGCACCGCGCCCTCCCACGCGGTCAAGGTCTCAAGAAACCTCTTCATTTTTCCTGTTCTTCTCGGCCTGGGTGCCGAAGTAGAAGGCGACGATGGTCGTGAAGATCGTCAGAAACTCCGTCCCGCTGATGCTGCCGCGCAGGGCAAGCACCGAGAAAACCGCCGTGAGCACGACGGTTACAATGCTCTTGACCGTGAGAAGATTTGCAATTCGATTTTGCATTTTTGAGCCTCCTTTACAGAAACTGCACGGCGTAGAACTGCCGCGTCTGTGTGTTGATCTTGCTGCACGCGCCGTTGATGGCGGCGACGTGCCCGCCGTCTAACATGACGGCGTATTTCAGCTTGAGCTTGTCCCGGCACAGCGCGTTGACCTGCTGCGCGGTCATGTTCTTGCAGTACACGCCGTAGAGCAGCCCGCCCTTGCAGCCAAGGACGGTGTGGTTGGTCTTGCGCAGCACGTCGGAGTATGCGCCCACAAAGCCCTCCGCCGCGGGGGCATAGCAGTCGAGCAGGCCAAGCCCGCCGACCGCCCACACGACGTCACCCAGCGCCGCCGCCGAGGACACGCGGGCAATGCGCACCGCGCCGTCCGCGGTTTTGTAGAGCACGCTCTCGGGGCGAGGATAGTGGCAGCTCCAGTCGCGCACGACCTTGCCGCCGCGCACCAGAATGCTGCAAGGCTGGCCCTGCCAGCTAAAGCTCCCCGAGATCGCGTTCTTCGGCAGCGGCCCGCTCCTGTTGACGGGCTCGATGTCCCGCGCGAGGATGCAGGGCTGGCCGTACAGCTCGACGTTAAGCGGGAAACAGTCCGCGCCAAGCTTGGCGGCGATGTCGCTCAAGGTCTGGTTGCCGATCCAGCCGTTATCCAGCGCCCCGACGGAGCGCTGGATGGCCTTTATCATGCGGATTTCTTCGCTGGTTGAGCCCTTGACGTCTTTCATGACATTACCTCCCACTCGTCGATCTCCGACTTGATGCGGTCGATAAAGCTGTTGCCGCCGAGGGCCTTGTAGCCCCGATAAAGGTAGATAAAATCCTCAAGCTCATACTGGCGGATTGTCTGGCTTTCGCGGTGCTTGTAGTAGGTGTGCAGCATGTCGTGCCGGAGCTGGCATTTGAGCGCGTCGGTCAGCTTGTCCAGCCCCAGCAGCTTGCTGCGCAGCGGCTTGACGAGCATGGCGACCGCCGCGAGGATGACCGTCACCTCCGAGCACAGCGCCGCTAATTTCGATAAACTTTCCATAGGCGTTGTCTCTCTTTCCGGCGGCGCGAAAAAAGCCGCCTTGTCGTGCTTGACAAAGCGGCTTTAGGTGTGCTATATTTAGGCCAGTAAGAACGGCTGCCATTGCTGGTGGCGGTCGTCCCTCAGTGAGTTTATAGCTCGAAGGAAACGCCGCTTACCGCTATGGTGGGCGGTTATTTCTTATGTCTTGTGACCGTGAAGATCAGAGACGCAAGACCGATGAGCACAAGCGAATATGTGAACATATCAGCGTATGTAACCATCGCGCACCCCCTTTGCAGGAAGTGGACAACCTTGCCGTTCTTACCGGCAAACGAATTATAGCACAGTCTGCCGCGCTTTGTCAATTTGCCGCCCTCCGGGGCGGCTTTTTTACTTGTTCAGCTCCGCGAGCTTTTCCGCGATGTCCTCGGGGATGGCGCAGGTCGTCATCTTGACGCAGTAGCCGTCCTCGTCGTAGGTGAGCTTGTAGCATGGGGCGACATAGATCTCCGTGCCGGCGCGGGAAATGTCGCGCGCCATGACGGGCTGCACGATGCTGTTTCTGATGCCCGCCTTTTCGCTCAGGCCCGCGGGGGTATCGGTGACGTTGATGGGCTTGCCGTCGGATGCGATTCTCTTGTAAGTAGCCATAGTTTTGTTCTCCTTTTCTTTGTTCAAAATTTATTTATCATCGGCGTAGCTTTCGCCGGTGATCTCCTCATAGTCCCGCGCGCTGAGGATGCCCTTTTTCACGGCGCTGCGCACCATGCCGGCGGTCCAAAGACCTTGCGCGTACCACTTTGCGATTTTTTCTTTCATCTCAGCCCTCCAAAAGCGTGTCCGTCATCATAGCGGTGTAGGTGGTCTGCGCCTCGATGCGGTCGAGTTGGGTCGGGGCAGGTTCCGGCTCACCGTCGTCGATGATCTCGTAAACTCCGTTGTAGGCCTCGCTCTTGGCGATTTCCTCATTGTCCTCGCTCCATCCCAGCGTGACAGCGGAGAAAACCTGTTGAATGTCCGGCTTGTCCTCTGTCCCGTGGTTGACCTCGGTACAAAGTTGATATTTGATAACCTTCATAGCGCCTCCTCCTTAATCTGTTGTCTTGATGTATTTCAATATTGCCATTGCTGTGAGGCCTGAAAAATCACTTCCGTCAGCCGGAGAATAAAGAACTATATTGGTATTATCCGCGCCAACAGTAAACTTACCTAACCACGGGATTGTGTTTGAATTGCTCATCTGTGCAGTTACCATAATTGGTAAACATCCGCTAACGCCGTGGGAGACATTCTTCGTGCTTCCAGGGGCAGGAAGATTTCCACAATCTATCAGTTTGGCATAGACCGGCTTGCTCAGATACCGCTCCGTGGTGCGGTACTCAATACCCAGCTGCATGGGAGGATTTTCGTATTCCCACGGGTATATTTTTGCCCCAGCCCCCAAACCATACACTGTACGCCTTAAAACAGTGCCTTGGAAGGCACTATCTGAAACATCATAGGCTTCCTGCACGCAAGTGTTTCCTGCCACAGATACGTGAATAGTGGAAGCATAAGGCGATAACGCAGTCGGAAGCGTTCCTTTGGGCGGATTATTGCTGTTGTATTGGAACCAGCCGTTTTTCATCAGAGTATCAAGATTATCAGCAGGTGTTAGCAGCGCTGCTGAGCCTCCGAGCCCGAATCCATCCGGCGCGGCAGCGATATTCCTCCTTGCCTGCTGCTTCTGCGCGTCGGTGAGGGTCTGTGCGGCGTCATAGCGGACAAAGTTGCTGGAGCCGCCGACAGGCCCCTCTGGCCCTTGAGGGCCGGTTGCACCGGTGTCTCCTTTGTCGCCCTTGTCACCCTTCTCGCCCTGTGACCCAGCAGGGCCTTGAAGGTTGCCGACATAGCGCCAAGTGGATATCGTGGGATCATACATATAGTATGCATAGGGTGGTTCCGTGCCGATGCCATAGGTGTCGCCGTCCTCCGGGGACGGGACGGCTGCATTTAGTGCGGAAAGTGTTTCGTAGTAGCCAAGTACCATAAAGTTCTTTCCGTCGGCGCCGTCGGCTCCCTTGGCTCCCCTCTTTCCCGCTGGCCCCTGCGGCCCTTTGATCGCGGTCAGAGACGTTAGCGTAAAAACGTAGACCCAATTCGCGGAGCCCTTGAGGTAGACTTTGCCGTAGTCCTCCGAGGAGGTGTCGGTCGGCAGGATCAGGACAAACTGACCCCGTGTGACATCCGTGCTGGAGAAATCATCATTCATGGCTGAAACGCTGTCGTATTCCTTGGTGATGCCGATCGGCACACCCGCCGAGGCGAGCAGCGCGTCGATCTCTTCGCCGGTGTAGAGCATGGTGTAATAATCGTTCGGCATAAAAACCTCCTTAAACGATCATTCTCCGCCCGAGGGAATCGAGCAGGCCAAGGTTGTTGCTGGTCACGAGCGGGCCGGACTGAATCTCTTTTTTCTTGCGGTAGTAGATGATGATGCAGCCGGGCTTGCCTGCGCCGCCTGCGCCCGCAGAGCCGCCGGTCGCCCATGCTCCGCCCGTTTCTGTTTTCGGATTTTTGCCGGATGGCGAAAACGACATGCTGAGCGTACCGACTGCACCGGCACCACCGCCGCCGTGACCGCCGCCTCCGCCGTCGCCATAGTTTTCGCCGTCATTCCCGTTGGCTCCGTTTGCGCCTTTGCCGTCGCCTGAACAGTTGCCGCTAAGCGTAACAACGCTTTGAGAGGGATCGTTCGAATTGAACTCGCCGTATAGGTTGATATAGACTTCTCCTGCCGAAGTCGCGCCGTTTGCTCCTTGTGCAGCACCGCCGCCGCCCCATCCGTTTGCCGTTACAGTTCCCGATGTCCCGTACTTGGTTTGGCTTACCGTTTTGCTGTTGATCCCGTAGCCTCCGAGATAATCGCCGACTGCTTGACCGTTATTCCCGGGGGAGCCTCCGTTTCCGCCCTTTATACCGTTCGCGCCTTTTCGACCGAAAAAAGTTTGCGTCACCAAATCATAATAGCCATCGACTGAGGTTTCACCGGACGCGCTTGACAATTCCCCAAATGTGCTGTTTCCGGCAGGCTGTGCCGCCGCATATTGGAATTTTTGCCCGGTTATTACATTTAGCGATGCGATTAAAATTTTTCCGCCGGAGCCACCCTCGCCTCCTTCGCCGCCTTGACCGGCGGACGAACCGGAATAGGAGCCGGATGACCCGCTTTTGGACTGCGAAGAAATGCCTGCCGAGCTGCCTGCGCTTCCGCTTGCGCCCGTTTCGCCGCCGCCAATAACCACAACACGAATTTCACCGTCTATTACTGATTCCCACTCGCCGGAGCCGGTAAGCAGCACGCGCTCGTCGTAGTATTCCGTGGTTTCCGGCTGCGGGGGCAGAAAGCCGACGAGCGCCGCCATCTCGCTCTTGAGTGTGCCGCTCATGGTCGTGTCAAGGCTTACGATGCACGCAGAAACCATCTTCTTATCGTAGGGGTGATAGACGCTGACCACATGTCCGGGTTTCTCCTGCCCGCTTACAATGCCGTTGGTGATGGTCTCTCGGCACTTATAATAGTCCGCCAGCCTTTTGGCGACAGCGGAGGAATTGACAAGAGAGACGAGCGTGGCGTCCGTGACGGACTTGACGTTTTCCGCCGCGTTCTCTGTGACGGTTTGCGTCACAAGGCGCGTGTTGTGGATGTACGTCTTGCCCTTGAGCGAGCCGGAGCCGGAGGAGATTTTGGCGTAGTTTGCGCCACTCTCCAAAATGGTGAAGCCTGTCGCTGTGAGTGAGTGCATTGGCTCGGAGAAGGTGATGATGTCGCCCTGCTGAGATGTGCCGGAAAACAGCTCCTTTTCGTCGGTTCCCGCGATGTACTGATGCTCCGTGACAGTAACGGCGGAGATGGGGGAATCATACTTGACTGTGCCGCCGGAATACGAGCGGTCGACCGATATTGTAGATGCTCCGCCGTCCCACAACGGTTCGATTCGGAGTACCCCGTTCAGGTCGGTGCGGAGATACGCGCCGATGGAAAACAGAACTTGCACAAGATTGTCTCGTGCCGACCGGTCTTTTCCGTTTGCGTAAGGGAGCCAACCGTATAGTTTGGTCTCCGCGTACACGGTCTTGACAAGGATCGGGATGCTGCCGCAAATCTCCTTTGCCACCTCGGCGACCGTCTGGCCCGTGTAGATGCCGCCGGAGTGTATCATTCCGGTAAGAGCGCCCATTGGCGAACGCCCGATAAGCGAATATGTATTTGGGCCGATGCGGGAAACGCCGCGCTTGACAAATCGCGCCTTGATTGCATTGTTCCGGTAGATAACAATCGGCGTGTTGTCCGGCAACGCCGCAAGCTGCTCGCCTACCGTCTTTGTGTAGACTTCTGCGCTGACCGTATCGAACGAAAGATTGCTCTCGTCTAACGCGACCTCTTGGAAAGCAGAGCAGTAATCCAAGCGCATATCGTCTTTCGATGCGTCTCGGTCGAATTGGTAAGAGCCGATCAAGATATAGTCCATAGGCCCCCCCTTACGGTGTGATCTGAGGCGCGATTGGGATGAAATGGATTTCGATCTCTCCCCAGTAATTCACGCCGTTTTCGACCTTTTCAATGTCGTGCGAAGCACTCGTATAATACGCCCGATAGGAAATTGTCGTGTTTCCATCCGCCGCTTCGAGTAGCACGGAGTCATCCACCGAATGCGCCTTCAGGTAATTCCAAAATGCATCATAGCTCTGGTAATCATCCCCTCGGCGAAACACCGTGATCTTGTGCCCGATATACGTTCCGAGCACATCGCGAATCATTCGCCCGGTGTCTTTGGAGCGCCCGGCATTTTCTCCGTCCAGAACATTGAAGTTCTCGTTGTATTTGGATATTGCTACGTTGACATCAAACGATGTCCCATTGAGCTTGATGTAATTCATAGCCACCGCCTTAGGTCACTTGGATACCGACACGCTGCGTCTGATCCTTGTTGAGCTTGAAGATAATGCGTCCCAATTCTTGTTCGCCGATCTTGAGGATCGCCGTCTGGTTTCCGCCGCTGAATTGCGCCATGCCGCGCGCCACCGCCGCCTCAATAGCAGACGCGGGAGCCTCGATGTTCGTCCCCTGCTTCTGGTCGCCAAGCACCGCAAGAAATTCCCTGTTCGGAGGAATGACGGCCCCGGTCGCAAGGCGTGGGATCGAAGCGGAATTGATGGCCGGCATACTTGTCTTGACTGAGCCGCCGGTAAATGCGCTTTTGATGGTGTCCATCGCGCCGGATGCCCAAGACTTGACGCTTTCAAATGCAGATTTCAAGCCATTCAGCAATCCGTCGATGATGTTTTTGCCCAAGTCCTGCCAATACTCGATCGTAAAGTATTTGGCGACGTTAGCGTTCCACCACTCCTTGATGCCGTCCCACGTCTCACCGAGCTTGTTTTTCAGGTAGTCCCAATTGATTACCGCTACCGACGCGAGGCCAGCCGCGCCCGCAACGATCATGCCCATTCCGAGCGGGATGCCCACGCCGGTAAACACCAGAAGAACGCCTAAGACGAGCAGCGCGCCGCTGATCAGCGAAATGATCGCCGCGATCGGGCCGCCGAGGTATTCGGTGATGGCGTTCCAGTTGACCGCGACCGTAGCGACCAGCCCGACCGATCCGGCGGCGATCAGCCCGATGCCAATCGGAAGCGCAACGCCGGTCAGGGTCAGGATGATGCCGAGCACGAGCAGCGCGCTGCTGACGAGCGCCGTGATTGCGCCGATGGGGCCTTGCAAGGCGGTCTGGATAGTGTCCCAATTTGCCGCTACCGCCGTAGCCAGCCCGATCGCGCCCGCAATCATAAGGCCGAGACCGATCGGAACATTTACGCCGCTAAAAGCCAGCACAGCGCCGAGAACGAGCAGGGATGCTGAGAGCATCGCCGTAACAGCTCCGATAGGGCCTTGAAGCAATGCCTTGATAGTGTCCCAATTCGCCGCAATGACTGCCGCCATTCCCATCGCGCCCACAACCATCAAGCCGAGGCCGAGCGGGATATTTGCACCGGAGAACAACAGGATAGCGCCGATCTCAAGGAGCGCGAAGCTGATGATTGCAGTAACGATGCCGAGCGGGCCTTGTAAAAGCGCTTTGATCGTGTCCCAATTTGCCGCTACCGCCGTCGCCAAGCCTATCGCTCCGGCGACCATGAGCGCCAAACCAAGCGGAATATTGGCCCCGGAGAACAGGATGATCGCGCCAATCGCCAGCAGGGCCGCGGACAAGATGCCCGTAACAGCTCCGATCGGCCCTTCCAAAGCATTTTGGATCGCGCTCCAGTCGGTGCTGACCGCACCCCAAATGGCAAGCGCACCCATCGCCATCAGCCCAATGCCGAGAGGGACATTCACGCCGGAGAACGCCAGCGCCGCACCGATCGCCAGCAGGGCCGCGCCGGTAAACAGCTCCATGATGGCACTAAGCTGGTCGTTGATGCCGGTTGAAAAGTCTGGGGCTTTATTCTCTTCCTGACTTCCCGACAATTTGTTGATCTCATCGAACGACGCGAGAGATTTGCCTGCTTTTTTCGCGGATTTCCCGGTCTTGTCCAGCGCGTCCGATTCTTCGTAAAGGCTTTCGGCGGCCTTTGCAGATTCCTCGGCAGTCGTTCCAAAGATCATGGAAACAATCTCGGAGATGGCGTTGACCGCGCGCGTGATGACGTTGACGAGCAAAGTGAACGCTGGAACGACCACGTTGACGATCGGCTGAGCCAGCGTTCGCAGTGCTCCTTTCAGCTTGGCGACCGCCGCCATCGCCTTATCGTTGGTCTGGATCGCGCTCCACATATAGCTCTTTAACGTTCTGAGAGCTTTGGTAATAAGCGAAAAAACAAGCACTCTTTTGGCGAGCGTTTTAACGTGGCTCACAAATTTGTCCATTTGTTTACTGGCTGCCTGTGCCGCTGGAGAAATACCTTTGGCGTTTTCTCTTGCTGCCATAATTTGTTTAGACAAATCTCCGGCTCTATTAGTCATGCGATCAAGGCTTCGCGTGTCTCGCGCAATCGAGGTATCCATGCGCTCTACTTTGTTCTGCACGGAATCCCACTCTTTTTGAAGAGCTTTTACTGTTTGCTCTTGCTCCTTTATTGCGCCAGCCGTGTAAAACTCGTCACCGTTCCGCATTTGGTCGAGCTGGGCTTTGGCTGCATCGAGGTTTGCTGCGATCTGCTTAGACTGCTCAACCAAGGGCATTTGCTCCTGCTTTTTGTCGCTGATTTTTTCATTGAGCGCATCAATCTTTTTTTCAAGCGCAGTCAACTCTTTTTGCGCGTTTTTCGCGTCTAATTCCGTATTAATAACAACGGAACCATCTGCATTCGCCACCAAATCACCACACTTTCTACTTGCGTTTTATTCTTTATGTGCTATTCTGATAAAAGGAGGGATTAAAATGATTGCTATTTTAGGCTTGTTAAGTATCGCAGGATTTGTTGTCTCATTGCTCACTTTGGTTATCCTTGCAATCAGAAAAAAGAGGAAGAAGATCGCTTTAATATCCCTTGCTGCATTCTTTGTTCTTTTTGTTGTATGCGTATCTCTTCCAACATCGGATGGCTCAGAAGCGTCAAATGCAAATAGTGTTTCATCCCCGGCGCCCAATCCTTTTAGTAACGAAACCCAGGATTTAAAAGAGGAAGCGGATGCAATTACATTTAGTGGCGAAAATTACACTGCCGAATATTTAAAATGCTGGGAAGCAAGCGGATTGACTGGCTGTTTTTACATTGATGTAAAAATCCGCAACATCGGGGACGAGGAATGCACCTATTTGCTCGATGATGTTTATGTGGATAACACGCATTGCCAAAGTGGTTCAGGATTGCCAATTGCAGCACTTCCGGGAAAAAACGTAAAATCTTCTTTTGTTGTTTTTTGTGAAACGCCATTAAACGAAATATCAAAGGTCGAGTTTAAATTAAACGTTATGAACTCCGAAACCCTTGATATACTTGAAACAAGTAGCATGATTTCCGTTACGCCAAATGCTTAATCTTCACCGCCCTTCAAAGCAGGCGTTTTTTCATATCCACTTGCTGATAACGTCCTCATCCTGCGCCGTGTACTGCCGCTTAAAGTCGACCATCTGCTTATTCTGCTTGTAGAATTCTTGCTCGCCCTTGTCGAGCTTCTTCCCTTTTGCTCTTTTGCTGCGGATAGAAACGACCTGCGCAAAGGTGCAGTCCCCGATCTCCTGATACGCCGCGATCCACGTCCACCAGTGCAGATAGTCCACAGACCGCACCTCTTTGCCGAGCGCACGATTGATTGGAGCCACGAGCAGCGGGAAATCCTGCTGCCAGTCCATCAGCTTCGGCCCGCGCTTTTCGTCTCGCGGGCCATCGCCGCAATTGATGAACAGAGCGCATTGCTTTATCGCTTCTTCGTAATCGTCCGGCGGCATCGTCTCAAAGTCCGGGTAGAAGATGTCGAGCATCGTTTCGGCCTTTTCCGGCTCGCTCAACTCCGCGTCGGAGAGCGCTTCAATGATGGTCAGGATGTCCCGAAAATCCGTTCGAATCGGGTATTCCGTGCCGTTTACCTCCGCGGTGGTCGGAAGGTCGTATCTCACTTGTGATACTTCTTCGTGTACTTGCTGATGCGCGGATTGGTCGCCTTCTGCTCACGGGAGAATGCGGTATCCACCTCATCCATAATGGCGAGCATCAGATTGGCCCAAACAGGCAGGCCGTCCGCCAGCGCGTACACGTTCATGCCTCCAAACAGAGCCGAGCAGATGTCGAAGCCAAAAACATCGCCGATGATGTCGCGCATCTCCTCGTCCATTTTGCGGGCCGTCTCGAACACCTCGCGCTTGTTTGCGGTCTTTTCGACCTCCGCTTTATACGCTTCCTGCTTTTTGTCGAGCGTATCAAAGGCGTTGAACAGCTTCTCCACGAAGGTGCTGTCCGTCGCGTTAAAGGCCAGCTCACAGGTCTTGCCATCCGTCGTTTCAAGCGTCTTTCGGACTACACCGGAATTGATGGAAATAATGTCGCTCATAATGTCCTCCAAATTGGGGCGGGTCTATGCCCGCCCCTTTGTCTTTAGGTATCTGCCGTAAAGGTCACGCCGCTGGCGCTCTTGGTAATCGTGCCAAGCGTCCGGTTGCCGCCGTAAGTGATCTCGCTCGCGATGTTGAGCGTGCCGCCGCCGTCGCCGCCGATGGACGTGACCGCAATTGCGCAGGAATCATAGCGCTCGGCAAACTTCGCGTCGCCGCTCGTGGCGTAGAAGTGGCCAATCATCATGTCCTGATTGGCAAGCGCCTGCGCGTCGTGATCTTTGACCGCAAGATTCCACATCTTGACCGCCGCCGCGTCGCCCGCATCCAAAGGAATCGGGTCAAACGTCTGCGTGATAACGGGCTTTTTCATGGTGGTAAAGGTGTTACCGAGAATGTCCTGCTTGCTCTCCTGCCCCCAGTCCATTTCCTCAGTGGAATCTTCCACGCGCTTACCGATGGCACTCCAAACGGGAGCCGATGACGTGCCGGTATTCAGATACGCAATCAAAAGCTCGCGGTCAATGGTCTGGCCTTCGGTGGTCGCAAAAACTAAATCTGCCATTATACATTCACCTCGTATGTTAGTTTAAGAGGAACCATATAGTCCTCGTATTTGTCGCTGGTTGCGCCGAGATACGACGCAAAAGCCGCTGTCTCTACGCGGAGGGCGCGTCTCCCCTCACCAATGTCCGGGCGCTGTGTGTTGGCCCAGTCCGCAAATTTGTTCAAAGCCTCGACTGCCTTTAAGCGCGTGTCATCGCTTGTTCCCGGAGGCGCGATCTGGTAATGGATTTCAAACGAATACTCTGCCTGATACCCGCCACAGATATACTTCTTGGTGATAACAGCGCCTTGCACGGACGAAAGCGCCATGCCTACCGTTTTCGCCGCAAAATACTCGTACTTTATCAGCTCCACGTTATCGGGGATATTGGGGCATTTGTTCGCCCAAATCAATACAAGGCGGTCGAGATCGGATTTTTCAACGCTTGACGCAAGGGTTACGGGCTTTTCTTTAGAGATCATTCTTTACCGCCTTTTCTGCTACGCGTAGCCACTTTGGGAGGTTTTGAGCTTTTGACGCTTCAAACCAGTGCGAAGATGTATTTGGATGCCAAAACTTCAGGTCTTTCTCAGGCACTGCCGGAACTTTTGTTACGCCTTTTCTCGCATAGGAACTTCCCGTCAGCGGATCAACGTACAGTTTGCCGTAATAGAGATACCGAGCGTATGGGCCGGGGTAGATGATCTCGTTCCCGGATACCCGCGTCCGCGTCCTCAACGATCCTGTGCGCATCGGGACAAATGGCGCGGTATCTTTTGCCACCTGTACCGCAAGCGTGTGTTCTGCGCGACTGCAAGCGCTTGCAACGGATTCTTTGACTGCATCCATGCCAGAGACGTCGATGGTAAATTTCAGCGCCATCTCATACGCCTCCGCATTCCCAATGCTGCATATCTTCGCTGCCAAAGTCCATTGCGTCTACCTTTGTCAGATTCCAGCAGTTATCCTGTGAAAGCGCCACATCTTCCTTGTCGGTGATAAACTCGCCCTTTATGAAAAACGTAACCCCACCGTTGCCGCTGACTGAAAGCGTCCACAGTCCGGTCTTATCTGTGGCCCGGTAAAACTCCTGCGGCCCGACGTACTTCTTGGGCTTACCCGTTGCCCCGTCTATCGCTTCTACGGAAAACGGGATATATAGGTTGACCGCATCCGCGCCCTCTAACCCAGTCTTGCGCACATTTGCGCCCTTTGACGCTTCGCACAGCACGCCGCGCAAAATCGTGACATAGAGCTTAGTAACGTCCTTAAACGTTGCCGGATCAGTTTCCTTGACGGAGTTGTAGATCGTTACAGTATGGGGAGCGTACATTTGCAGTCACCTCCCCGATACAAAAGTCCGGTATGCGCCAGATACTCATTGCACAGGTTCGCAAGCATTTGTTTACTGGTGCTTACCGCATCCAGCACAGAATTTGCCGCTTCACCGCCGGTCGTAAGCGTGCGGGAATAGTTGCCTACCGATTCGCTCTTGGTTTCCGGGTCGCCTGCATTGGCAAGGCTTTTTGTCGCCGCCTTCTGCGCCGCGTCCAACAAAGCGTACTGGTCAATCAACGCACAGCAGCACATCTTCACCGCGTCCAAATCGGCGTGGTTTTCAGCTTTCCCCATCGTGTAGTAGTCGAGGAAGGAGCTGGCCCGAACAGCCAGACGCGGAAAATCTTCCTTGCTCACAGAACCCACATAGATTCTAGCGTAGTATGCATAATCAGCGTATGTCATACGGGTCAGCTCCTTTCATATCAGGCCGTTGCCTTCGGCTTAAGAACAATGCCGTTCAGCGCGGCAGCTTTCAGCGTATTCTTCAGCACAACACCGGCCACAAGCTCAACTTCGCCGGTCTTAACTGCACCCGGCGCGTTCATATCGGGCATATAGCTGGAAATGACGCTATTGCCGGTCGGAGAAATGCCGTGGAAGCCGTCAAGCCCGATGCTTACTGCGTAAATGCTGGAAGTACCGGCAACGGACGTGCTCGGCGTAGAGGTGCCGATAACGTCAACCGACGCAGAACCGTTGTAATACTTGCCCATATCCATAAGCGGAATGCCGGCAAAGGTTTCCACAGTCTGTCCGAAGTCGTTCTTTGCGCGCTCGTAATAGCCAGCACGGCGAGCGGCGGCACGAACCTTAAGCAGCATATCGCCGTTCATCATCAGCATAGAGACATTGCCATCCACAGCGTGAACAAGCTGGTCAAGCTGATCGACAAAAGCGTTGCTGTTGCTGTCCAGCTTAGAAGCGTCGGACAGGTCGATATCGGTGGTAAACTCGTTGGAGCTGCCGTCAAGCAGCTTGCGCAGGCCGTCAAAGGTGTTGACAACATAGCCGGAACCGGAAGATGCCGCAACACCGTTGATGACGGCATTGTGGAAGGTATTCCGAGTTGCCTTGATCTTTTCCGCCGCCTGGAACGCAAGCTCATCCACCGCGCCAGAAGTGTTCTGAAGAACACGGTCGACCGCGAAGGAGCCGCCCATGATGATGGCCTTTGCGGTCTTCTCAACGCGCTTGGCCTCGTTAGCGGTGTACTCGCTGTTAATAGCGCGGACCGCAGCGGTGGAGGGGGTCTTGAGCTGAATGTACCCATAGGTCAGGGTGGAACCGCCGGTGCCCGGAGAGATGGCGTTATCAAACACCAGTCTGTCCAGCAGCAGAGAACTGCGGCGAAATTCGTCGACGATCATCTGGTCGACCTTGTCGGCCATGCCGACTTTAGCTTCAGCAAGAGTAATAGCCATGTGTAAAAATCTCCTTTATTTGTCGTATTTTTCGTGGAGCGCACTGGCTAAGGTTGTGGGCTTGTCTTCGTGCTGTCCACCTTCAAGAGAACCTTGCGTGTCAACACGCGCCCCCGATTTAACAAATGCGCTCGGGTCTTCGGACTTTGCTTTCTCAAGATACTTATCGAACCCATCCAAAGCGCCGTCCTTCATTTCGAGCTTGCTGTCTCCGATACCCGCGCGGAAAGCCTTTTCCGCAGACTTGGAGGAAAACTTCACGCCGCTGTCGGCAATCGCCTTGTCAATGGCGGTCTGATAATCCCGCTGTGCAAGCTGTGCTTTGTACGCTTCGGTTTCCTTGTCGTACTTGCCCTGCAGCTCATCCAGCTTTTCCTGGATTTTGGCAGCGTCACCGCTGGTCTTTTTCAGCTCCGCGATGTCCTTATCTCGGTCTGCGACCTGCTGTTCCAATGCGTCCTTGTCCGCCTTCGCGTCCTCTGCGGCTTTCTTGTGCTTCTCGATGTCCTTGCCGTTCATGGCAAAAACCTTTTCCGCCTGCTCTTCCGTCAGGCCGATGTTCAACAGCTCTTCTTTCTTCATGTTCAACTCCTTACGGGATAGGCTTTTTAGGTCGTTGCCGTGACCGCCCCGCCTGCACTTTTAGGCTTGCAGATAGCCAATTTTGTATAAAATCCGCACACGCGGTTTTTACTGAAAAAACAAAGTCAACTAACACGCACGATTTTTGTTGTCGATCAATACAGAACCTTCATTCTCTCCCGCTGCTCCGGCAGCCCTGCCGCCGCGCTGAACGCCTTGTACTTTGCATTCAGGCGGCGCAGCTTGATATTTACGGCCTGTTCCTCGTCTGTCAGCCCTGCGGCGTTGTACGCTGTTTTCTCACGCTTGAGCTTGCGTATGGTGCGCTCCACCTTGCGCTGCTCCTGCGTGGCCTCGTATGCCGTATAGGTCTTGCCCTCAAACGTACAGCCCAAACCATCGTCGATATGCTCAAGCTGTTCGTCATTGTATGTGCGCTCACTTACGCCCTCCACCCAGGGGAAACGGCGGTGTCGGCAGTTGGCTCCCTCCAATCCGTCAACAGCGCCAAAACCGCACACCTCGTAGATGCTCGGGTAGATGTCCCCTGCGCGAATACTGTATACCTTGCCTTGCCAGTCCTTATGGCTTGACCACGGTGACGGCCCCGGCTTATCACGCGCCCCGGCGTGGGCAGACACTTCATAATACGGCGTTTCCAAGTATTCCGCCGCTTGCTCCGTGTACTTACTGCACAGCTGCGATACGCCTGTCATTACGGCGCGGCGGGCAGCTACGTCTACATGGTCACGGTGTCCGCTCTCATAGTCCACCACGCGCAGGCCGCCGCTTGCAAGCTCCCTAACGGCGTCTTTGATGGCTTGCCCATAAGAAATAGCCCCGCTTTCTACTTTCAACGTAGCGGCATCTAAAGCCCACTGGTACGCCTTTGCGGGGGGCAGCATTGTCCGCCCTGCGTCTACCAAAAAGCCCATCGAAGCGGTGATGTTGCGGAACGCATCCTGCGTCTGCCGTCTGATTGCGTCAATGGCGGTTACATCTACCAGCACATCAGGTTGTGTTACACGGGCAAGGTCTATGACATCGGTGTAATACTTTTGGTTGCGCTTCACTACATCGTCTATCAGCTCGTTTAGTTTTTTCTCGCCGATGCCGGTAGTCTGGCGTATGGCCTTTTCAATCTCTTTCAGATCGATGCCGTGTGACCGCAGCGCCTTGATGTCCTGCACCGTGACCTCGTTCAGCTCGTCCGCAACCTTGAGCCGGGAGCAGATTTCATCCAGCAATACGAGTTCAAGTGCCCGGAACAGTTCTGCCAGTTCTTCCGGCAGCGCATCAAGGATTTCCGGCTGAAACGGATATTTCATTTGCTTTCCTCCGTTTCACAATATCGTCGTAATGCGGTTTTACGCGAATTACATTCCAGTCGCATTCCTCCGGCACTTTCCCGTAGAATATCACCCATTCCGGCGAAAGACGTTTCATCATTTCTTCGTAACCTCGCAGAAAGAGCCGCTTGCTTTCCTTGTTCTGCTGTGTACCTACCGAACTAACCGCAACTATTCCGCCGACAGGCTCACCATCAAAGCACCAATCGTAACTATGCTCGTCACTCCACGATACAGAGGGATAGACCGTCATGCCGTTCATTTGCCAGTATGCCGCCAACCAATGCTTGCGATAGTGGTTGTATATCTGCATCGCAAGCGGCATATCCGTATATGTGGAGAAGTCCGGCGCACACACCGCCGCAAACTCCGATAATTTCGGGATATACCTGTCCGGTGCGTTCCAATGTCTGACGAATTGGCAATCATCAACAAAGAAGTGTACGATCTTGCTCGCCGGGTCTTTTGCCGTGTAATGGTAATTCACCGGGATAAACTCTCCCTGCGGATACGCCTTGACCGGCTCAATCTGCGGAATGTCGTACTTGCCCACGCCGGGGAATGTGAACTTGTCGAGATTTTCAAAGTTAATCATACCGGGCGCCATGTGCCGCTGCGCTTGTTAGCTCTGCGGTATTTCTTACCGTTTACCGTAACTTCCAACGCGCCGGACTTTTGCGCTGTTACAAAGGCATTGGAAAACGCCTTGTTTTCTGCTGCTTTGCGGTTTTTACTGGACTGGTCACGCAATTTCCGCATGTAGCTATCCATTTCACCGCGCGCTCTTGCAGCTCTGTCTGCGGCGCTTCCTGTTTTCTGCGCCGTTGTCAGGCGCGCAGGCCCGCTTGCATAAGGATTGACTGCTCCTGCCGCCGTTTTGAGCGCCGTTGTTGCGAGAGTTGCCATCTGCTGTACTGCATCTTTCTTTTCAGCGTCCGACAGCTCAAGCCCATTGATTTCAGCAGCGTTGCGCTCGAATGTGCGCCTGATAATATCGCCCATATCAGTGACAGACGCAGCGTTTGCTCGGTTAATATCCTGCTGTGACAAAAAGCGCGCAAGGCTCATACCGCGCCCACGCCCAAATTCTCCGGCTCCAGCGCCGCCACCGGCTCCACCTCTACCGCCCATTACTCTACCTCCTCTTGTTTTTCGGTTGTCATGTCCTGCATCTTCGGGAGCGCCGCCTTTGCGGTGGCTTCGTCCTCGTTCATCCAGCGCATGCGGAACTCCCAATCGTTCATGATGCCCGCCTGCAAAAGTTGCATATCGCGGGAAAAGTCGGTTTGCTTGTCCTCAATGATGGAATCATCGAAGTCGATGGAAATCTCCACGTCCTCATTCAGCCCCGCGTTCATGGCGGTGTTGCCCAGCCAGAGCAAGATGCGGCACAGCTCCACCAGTGCTTGTTCCAGAATGATCTCCATCTTTTTGATGGTGCGGAACATGGTAGAGTTTTCGCTGATGACCTGTGTGGCAGTTGCTACGCTTCCACCGTCAAAGCGGTAATAGGTCTCGCCGAAGCCGCACTTGCTGGACAAAATGTTGAGCTGATCCTGAATGCCGGTGTTGTGCTCCGCCGTCCGCAATGTCATATCAATCGGCGTAATAACCGCACCGTCGTTTACGTCCTCCGGAAGAACATAAAACGCGACGTCGCTTGAATCAAATACAGGCTCTCCGTCAAGGTACTTCGCTGCAGATGGTTTCACCACAATGCGCTTTTTCCCGAGCTTGAACTCATTGACGTAGCTATCATAAGCAATATCCACGCCCTGCATTACGTCGATAGCATTTGCATACACCGAAACGCCGGTTGGAAGCAAATAGTTGAAGTTATTCGCAATGTTGGGTCGGTCAATGACAAATTGACGCTTATTGCTTCCGGTATGTACAACAGGGGGGATGCGCTCAAAGCCCTTAACATTGGTCAGCGCTTCGTCTGCAAGTTGCTCATTATCATACCGATAAATTCGGTTCTCAATGACGTATTCGCCGCCGTCCTCTTTGCGATGGATTTGCAGATAGAGGTAATCGCGCCCACCCCTTGTAACTACAGAGGAAAACGCGCACTCGCTGATATATCCGTTCTGCCATGCCAGCGGATAGATATTTTCGATGGTCACATAGTCCAGCACAATGCCGGAGGCGTTGCCGGGTACGATCTCGCCGCTCTCGTTGACCTCCTGCCCCACCACGCGGGGAATGTATGCCACCGTGCCAAGCGCGGACTTCATTTCCTGCATCTCATTCGCCTTAACGGCAAAATTGTTCTCCGTCAAGATGCGGTCAATAAATTCCTGCTCCTTATCCCCTTCAAGCGTTATCTGCACCTTCTCGTTCAGTAGCAGATTCGCCCAATCCTCGCACAGCTTCTTTCCCATCCCGAGGGAATACCGCTTGCAGTTGACTATGCTTTCACCGTTACGGACGCGATAATTGTGGAATCCCTTTACATTGCCCTGATACCAGCTTTTCCACTCCGCAACCTTTTCGTAAAACGATTCGGAGATCGTGGTATAGCCAAGCTCATTTAGTTTGATAATGACTGCATTACTCATGCGGTAACTCCTGTTCTATGCCCCGCCTGTTCAAGGGCTTTATAGTAAGGCTCCAGGGAATATTCCATAGCATCGAGGCTGTCAATGTCAGACGTGCCATCATCGAGGCGTTCGTCCTCAAATTTATCCGGGTCGTAAATTGCGGATTGTAGCGCATCAATAAGATGCGGGCAATTCCGTGATACTTTGAAGCGGCCCTGCTTCATCAAAAGGACCACAAGCCTGATCCGATCTGTGATTTGCAGCTTTAGGGCGTTTTTAACCTGCGTGCCAAGTTGCTGCACCTGCGCCGTGTGGGCAAGGCCCCTGATCAGCACCGTCTCCGCGCTATCTGCACGTGTCTGGCTATTTCCATACTTTGATGTGACCAGGCGGCAAAACGTAGAAAAGCGCCGGTTCAGCGCATCAGGGTCAATCTCTTCGTTTTTGATATATTCTTCCTCCAGGGCCACCACTCGAAACTCCGGCGTGATGCCGGTCGCCTGAAACTTTGTCGCTGATTTCGTCCCGCCAAAATCAACTCCAATAGAAATGATGGAGAACCTGGTACTGTTCTCCGCCGCCCATTGCAGCGGATCACCAATCAGGTACTTTTCTGTGTTATTGGCAAAGTCCTTATAGACAACGCCTTCCGCAGCTACCCACAGGCCCCGTACATAGCGGTCATAGAAAATTCCTGCGTACATATTCTCGTAGCGCTCAAGCGTTTTCTCGCTCAAACCGGGGTTATCCCGCATCTCAAAATGCAGATAAAGCGTATTCCGCTCACGATGCCGCTTGATCCACTCTTGATAGAACCAGTGATGTGGACTTCCCGGGTTGCAGGAAAACCACAGCTTTGCCCCGTCTACCGAGCAACGCGCAAGTGCCTGTTCCACGAACGAACGCGGCATCAATACTACTTCGTCCAGCAACACCCCTGCCAGCGTGCGGCCTTGGATCAGCGTATAGCTTGCCTCGTCCTTGCCGCCGAACACTTCAAAATAATTCGTCACGGCTCCGCGCCGCACTTCCATGACCTTGTCGCCGCGCCGCCAACGAATGATATAGCGCTCTTTTGCAAGGCTCATCGCCGTAAACGGCACGATAATGTTCTTTGTGCAACTGTCCACCGTGCGGCCACACACGCCAAAACGCTGACCGCTGAAATTCTCCATCGCCCAGCGGACGAAAGCCCACATCATGATAGAGGTTTTGCCAGAACGCACTGCGCCGTCGCAGATCAGCGCGTCATACTTGGAATAGGGGAAAGCAAGGATTTTTGCTTGTCGGTTAGACAGCGGCATATTCCCACCTATACCCTCCAGCAGACTGACGCTTACCCTTGCAACATTCACAAATCTTTGCGTTATTCGCTCCTGTCGCCCTTGAAGCACTCATTGCAGAATCCCAACAAGCAACAAATACACCGTCTTTTGTATATTGTTCGACAGCTCTCGCATTTACGTTGTCTCCGCCCATAAATCGTCCCTTGCGGGCGTCGGATACTTTTTTTCTTGCCTCGGCTGAAACGGTTTTCCCTCTATGTACGGAAATCATTTTTGTTCTGTATTCTTTGGATTGCCAAAGCCTTTTTGTTCGTTCCGAGAGTTGCTTTTTATATTCTGGCTTTGCATAAGACTTTTTAGCCTCTGCTATTTTCTTTTCTTTGTATTCTGTATTTTTATAGGCATTTTTTATGCCAGCGGACATTTTCTTTTTTGTTTCTTCGGAATGTTTTCCTGTACTATTCCCGCCGTTTTCTATGTTGTACCCTTTCTCCCTATTTGTGGAATCATATAAGGAAATCAGTTCAACTTCTTTTGTTTCTGCGTCTTCTTTACTCAATCCATCGAACAAAATAATATGTTCGATGTTATCCCATCCATATTTCATAATCGCATTAAAAATAAGCGGTTGCTTTCGATAGTGTTTTCCTTTGTTCCATCTGTATTCTGGCTTTTGGCAGGTAATCCCTATGTATACTTTCCCATTCGGAAAGCGATGCATATAAACTTTGTAATTTTCACTCATCGCTCTCAAGCTCCTTTGCCATTTCCTTTAGGCTCTGACTGAGCGCGTCTTCTTTCACCGTGTCGGCAGGACTGCCGCCGATCATCGCCCACTTGTCGATCAGCGTCCCCATCGCCGTGGTGATCTGGCTGAGATTTGCCGCCGCCAGCTTTTCCGGGTCATTGAGCATTTCAAGCCCCTTTCCGATGAACGAACACACAAGGTCTTTGTGGTCGTTCATGTATTCCATCACATCGGCGGTGTTCTCTTCCTTTTTTTGCTCGCACTTTTCCACAATGTCGGCATTCGCCCGCACAAGGTTCTTAACGGTCGTCGCGGACACACCGTTGATTTTCGCTGTGGCGCAATAGTTGTTCGTCTGCACATAGTCCGCCAGTATTTTCTTTTTCTGCCGGTCTGTCAGACGCGCAGCCATTGTCACCACTCCCGTTTTATCATTTCATCCTCGAACCACCATCTATACCCTCGCCCTATTCCCCCATCTTTTTGACACCATCTATATATTGTTTTTGAATCAATCTTATTTTCTCGCGCCGTATCCGCTATAGTTGCGTATCGCTTTTTTTCATTATTCTCCAACGACACCCTTACTACTGCGCGGCCCTTACTCCCATATGCGTTGTTATATGCCTTTGTGCACCATTCCAAATTTTCTGCTCGATTATCCATTTTGTTTTCATTCTTATGATTTACGACTGGATATAAGTTAGGGTTTGGAATAAATGCTTCGGCCACAAGCCGATGCACCTTGGGCCACATATCTTCTCCATTTTTTGTAATATGAATTTGAAGATACCCATTTTTATCTTTTACAAGTTTTCTTTCCCTGTTTGTTTTAACGCTCCAAACTCTTCCGGTATTTGAAACCTTGTATTGTCCTTCTAATCCGCAAATTTCTTTCCAAATTTCATTTTTCATGATTCGCAATCTCCTTTTCTATAAGGAGATGTGGCGGGAGCATACCCCGCCATGCGTGACACCTCGTTATTTGCTACCAGCCCCCGCCCCTTGGCCTTACATAGCAGACTTTACCCGCCCAGAGGGGCATACACTTGATGCTCAGAATAGATCTTCCAACTAAACCGCTTGGAGCGGCGAGACGGTATTGAGCCGCCACACGTCCGCAATGTTGCCTATAGCCATTGCTTTCGCTTCTGCTTCTGCACGCCGCGTATATCTCCCCTGGGCCACATCGTTGAGAGGTGCGGGGAGTCCTGTCATTTTTGCCCTCAACCGCCCGCCCCGAAGGGCGGGCTATCAAGGGAGGAGGAAACAGATGAAAAAGCAGAGGCGTGAAGAGCCTCGCCCCATCACGCCTCTATTTTTGCATAGGTTTTTCTTATTTTTCCCCTTAAAAGGGGAATTTTCAAAATTTTTTTAGATAATCGTCCACGGTCATCGGATTATCCGTCCGTCCGAGCAGATAATCGACCGACACCCCGAATTTATCGGCAATACTTTCCAATGCGTCCGTTGTGGGCGTTGCCTCCCCCGCCTCGTACCGCCTCACTGCGTCACGGTGCAGGCCGCATAGTTCAGATAAGACATATTGCTTTATTCTCTTTCTCTCCCGTAAGCGCTTCAAGCGCTCGGGAAACGCGTTCATGCCAGCACCTCCTCCGGTCGGAAACTCTCTTTGATCTCCTTGCCGTCTACCATAATCGCCACGGTCACATAGCGCCGTTGCGGATGGATGTACGTCACCACGCCGGCGCGGATCGGCTGCGCTCGCACCTTGTCGCCTACTTTCATTCCGCACCTCCAAACGCTTCCTCAAACGTCAGCCCGCTCTCTCTGAGGATGCCTTTGATCACGTCGATGGTGTGCTGATTGTTGCCCGACAGCCACCACCAGATGTTGCTTTTGGAAATGCCTACCGCATCGACAAGCTGGCGGCGCGTGTACTGCCGCTCGCAGAAAACCTTTTTCAGCGCCGGATAGACGCAATAGGGAAATTCGATCATTTTCTCCCCACCCTCCGTTTGTATCGGTCTTTTGACCTCTGAATGTAATTGATCATCGCGCTTTCCTCGGCTATGCTGGCCGTTTCGTTGCTTTTTGCCTCTTTCTTTTCTTGCAGCCACGCAGCGTATCGCTCACAGGTCGAATGACAGCCGACGTGCCTCTCCTGACAGTTAAAGCAGCTCATGTCATCCCACCTCGTACTGCGGACAGGCCGTGACAATGTAGCTTGTTTCGTAATGCCTGCGAGCACCGCCGCAAGAATTCATCAGAACCTTTGTTCTGATCGCGCGCCACCCCTCTACCGGCTGCCACTTCAGTTCCCGCGTTTCCTTGTCGCATTCTGACCAAGGGCATTTCCCGCAGGCGTATTTGCACGACCAGCAAAGCGTCGAACTTTGTTCTGCCATCTTATACTTCCTCCACCCATATGCCGAATCGCTCCAGCATCAGCTTTTTCTTGATGATATAGTCCTTTGTTTTAAAGCCCTTTGCGTCCTCTACAATCGTTTTCCCGTCACGGGTATACACGAAGTCGGATATGTATGTGACTGCCCTCACATAGGCTCCTGTGGGCGTTCTCTGCGCCCCCACGAGCTTGTACGCTTGCTGCAGCTTCAAGTCGTGTATTTCCCCCGCTTTCAGAAGCAGCCGCAGCTCATCATAGCGGTCTGCCTCGTGCTTGCTGTCAAACGTGATGCCATGCCGCACGGTTTTGCGGTTGTGGTACTTGCCCGTTTTTTGAGCAAGTACCTTTTCAACCACCTGTTTTTGTGCCGCAGGCCCGAGACGTGCAAGGTCAGATGCCGTCAGGCTCATTTTCCCCTCCCGTCCGATACGAGGACGACGCGCACCTTGCCGAACTGTTCAAGCGCCATTGCGACGGCCTCCTTGGTTGCCAGTTTGTCGCCGTGATCTTCGATGTCGATGATGATGCGGATCATGGTTTGCCGTCCATGCGGCATCCACAATTGGGGCAATAATTGTAAGCACCATCAATAGACGGGTCAATAGACCACCACCCACAAAACGAACACCTAAGCTGACTGAGCGTGTTAAGCGTTTGCGGAATGTATTCCCACCGCCCGTGCCTCACGACCACAGCATCTACGGTGGGAGCAGCGGCCACGATGGGCAAAGCAATTTCGTCCCTATCTGCGTTGTCGTACCACGGCTCGTCTTCAAGCTTTTCCCATAAGGTGTCACCATCAATCAGCCGCATCGCTGTCACCTCCGTCCATCTTCGCGCCGCAGTTGGGGCAGTAATCCGACAACAATTCAAACCCATTTACAAGCACTTGCGCCGCATCGTGGCAAACAGAGCACTCGTGCCTGTCTGGTGAGGGAACAAAGTTTCCTGCTTCTTCCCACGAAATCCACCGCCCATGCACCACGGGCGCAACGTCGGCGGCGGGGATTTCCGAGAAAATGTCCACAAGGTCTGCCATTGGTACTTTAAAGATTCCCGCGACTTTTTCTGCCGCTTCTACGGCACGAATGTATTCAGCCATTGTCAGCCCTCCTGTTCCATGCTTCGACCACCATTTCTACGGCGTTGCTTTCGTACTCCATGTTGTCCGTCAGAATCCTTGTACCTGCATAGCATTTAGAGCAAATTACTCTTACGCCGTTACCTACAAATAGCCGCGCTTTACCTCCGCAAAACGGGCACGGTTTCAGTTCAGTCATCTTTCATCGCCTCCACATAGCACCAGCTCTGGGGCGGGCGGCGAAGCGGCAAAGCCCCATTGTTGCAGATACCGTTGTTGTTGCTGTACATGGCGCAAGCTTCACAGTATAAGTCATTAGGACAAGCCCGACGGAACTCCGTCAACTCCCGCGGCTGGTCATAGATCAGCAGGTCGGAGATGTGCCAGCCGTAGCCGGTTTTCCCGTTGCCGATGTAGTCAGCAAGCTCCTCGTATGTAAGACAAGATCGCTCCATGTGCTCGAAAAGCCAGTTCTGAATGCTGCCATTGTCGAAAACATTGATGGGAAATATCTGGTCACAGGTAAACTCTCCAATGACCTTGCCGCCGCCGTAAAACTGTGGCCTTGGATAGTCCGTCGCAATGAAGTCCTCGTGCGGATATTTTGGCAGCGTGCAGTAGATATAGCACTTAAACGGCGTGTTCATCTTCGGACGTGTCTTGCGGACCTCAATAGTCTTTTCGCCGTTGGCAATCTTTTCGCACCACTTCGGGCGGATACTCAGCATGACAGCCTTGCTCATTTTGCTTTGCCCTCCGTCATCTCTTCCAAAATATCGATTAGCAAAGACTGGATAGCGTCCAGCTTCGCATAAATCATTTCGTCATAAATTCCCGTTGCCATTTCGAATTTCGTCCAATTCTTTCTCCGCCTCCTCGCGGGTGAGAAATACGGTCTTTCCTATGAACCTTCCCGCATCTGGAAAGAACGGGGTCATATCAATGCCCAACCGTCTTTGCCTTGCGAAGTATTTCATGTTTTGGACTTCATGTTCTGAGATATTTCCGTCGAACACTCTGTATAATTTATCGCCCACCTTGCACGGCAGCACCACCAGCCGCCCGTCCTTGTCGGCCTCGGCCAGCTCGCGCAGGCGGACATCGTCATCTGTCTGCGCGAGCAACTTGTCGAGCCGTTCGATGATGCTGTCAGCGTGTTTGTTGATGGCGTATTCTGCTTCTGGCGATATTTCCCGCACACTCGCCAAATCGTTAATTTCTTCCGGCGTCAGCCCCGTGTCCTCGTAGGCGGCGAGGCGGCTCCACGCCGCTTCTTCCCACTTGCAATTCATGGCGCAGTTCCCGCCAACTTCGAGGCATTCGGGGCCGCGAAAATGTGTGCAGCAGATACCGTTTTCGTGCGATGTTTGCTTGCTATGTTTTGTCAGGCGTTGCATCACTCCACCTCCTGCATCCAAAACTCGCGGCGGCAAATATCACAGCCTCTTCCAGTCGGGCAATGCCCGCGTAACGTTGTATCAACAAGGCATGGGTCTAAAGCAACGTTATGTGTGTTCGTATATATTGGCGCATTTGGAAACTGCTCCAGAAACACGCTCTGCCGCGTCTTGCGCGGGTGCGCAGCAGACCAGTCCTCGACGATGGTCACAATGTTGTCATCATCAACCATTCCTTCCAATGCACTACACTCGCAGTCTTTTGCGGGGCATTGATAGCAGTCCCCGGCATGGTGGTAAAAGCGGCACATTCGGTCGCGTTCTTTGATAAACTTCACAGCGTCCATCACATATCCCTCCATTTACACCCATCACAGGCGCCCCCGTGGGCCAGCGTGTAGTTTCCGCACTTTAGGCACAGTTCGTTCCGCAGCGCGTCAATTTCTTTCACCTGCGCTTCAATCCGGTCAGCGGCGGCATCCAACACTCGTTCTTGGCAACTCTGCTTATCATTGTAGATTGTGCAACCATGACACTCTCCCTCGGCACAGCACCGCAGCGCAGTCACGAGTTTTTGATCTCTCATAGTTCCTCCCCAACGTCTCTTCCCCATTGCTCCGCCATAGCTTTGGCGATGCCAGGGAAGGTTTTGCTTCTTGCTTTTGCCGTACGCGGGTCATTCCATCGCATAATCTTACCAGTCTCGTCTTTTGCATAGTTTGCGCTTGCTCCCACACTGTATCCACCTGGCAAAATATCTCCTGCATCTACAATGTTTGTCGGTCGCAAAGCGGGTAAGCCTTTTAGCCATAGGCAAGTCTTTTTTCTTGCGTGGTTCCCGAATTCATACGGCTGGATAATACAGTCAGGCTTACGATAGTGTGTAGACATATATCCGACCGGATTTTCTACCGCGATTTTACAAACGTTGGCATTTACAAAGGCCAGGAAAAACGCCGCAGATTCTTCCCGCAACTGCAACCGTTTGACCGCCTTTTCGCCATATCTTTCCGTGTTAAACCAGCGATTCCCGGTAACAGTTAAGTATGTGCACGGCGGGTGCGCGATCAGCAAGTCCCACTTGTCGATGTCATGCGTCTGCCCGTCCATTGTGGTCACTTGCCCCCCCTCGATGGCCTTGAGCGCATCGCCCATGATATGCCACTCCGGGTGTCCGCCGGACGGCTCCTGAATGTCGCAGGAATATGCCTCATGCCCCAATGTGCGGAACGCCTTACATACTTCCTGCGATTCCTCGCAGGCAACTAAAACCCTCATCTCAATATCTCACTCCGATGTAATCCAGAACCCGACCATAGCCAAGCCCCCTTTCGTTGGGTTTCCATAGCCCATCCGCGGGGTCAAACTCCCCGCCTCCGATGCAAAACTCATAGTGTTTCGGATGCGTGTGCTTCATGCGCTCAAAACGGTTTTCTCCCTTTTCGAGATGCGCACCAAACGCGCAGAACATGCACCCCGTGCGCTGGCATCCCGTGCAGCGTAGCTTGCAGTCGATCAGCGTTTCCGCATAGTCGTTCTCTCCGTCGCTGGCTACGATGCCACCGTACACGCTAGCGCAGGGAAGTTGGTGATCTACGATGAAGCGAAGCACGTCCTGCTCCGTCCAGAAACTCATGGGCTTGCCCGCTGGATGTTTTCCTTCGAAAGCATTGCAACCGTTTTTCAGCCAAACTTTCGTTCTCAAGCGGCTTTCTTGCGCCATTGTCGCCATTGTAGGAACTCTCTTCGTCTTTCTCATATAGGCGTTCATCGGTGTCTTTTTCATCACTCCGCAGCATCTTGAAGATATTGCGAATGGGGCGTATAGCAGAAATCCCCACTTTTCGCAGTTGTATTCGCTCGGCTTTCCGTCTTTTCGCAAATATTCACCGCGAAGCCGTGCCGCAGATCGTCCGTCAGGTTTTACCCCTGCTTCTTCAACATACTCGGCCACCTCTTTGCTCACGATGCTATACCCGTACTTCGTCACGACCTGCCGAATGGTCATCTTTGGGCGCAGCCGAGTAAGGTTGATCGTCACGCGAGGAAACTTCTTCCGCAGCCAGTCCGCATATTCGTTTACGAACTTCTGAATTTCTGGATATTCCAGCCCCGTATTGACAAACACCAGATTCAGCTCCCACGGCGGCGTGCGGAAATGTGAGAGCCAGTTTGCGGCAAGGTAGGCCAGCACGGTTGAATCCTTGCCGCCGGAAAAGCTCACATAGACTTTCCCGTCCCATGCTGTGAACCACTCCTCGATCTTGCCGTAGGTGATGATCTCCTTGTACTCGGTGTCAAGGGACATCAACTCTTTGGCTTTCTCGGGCAGGATCGGCGTGTTGGTGTATTCTGTCATGTCTCCTCCTCACAGGTATTCTTTCATCCACGCATTGTTTCCAATCGTTGGATTGGAGTTGTTGCCCGTATCCTCGCGCTTTTCCCATGTTCGCACAGCGGCTTTCCAGTCCTTCATCGGATTCTTGCCTACCATCCAGCCTTTGGATGCGTAGAAATCGAGAAACCGTTGCGGGTCTACGTCTGAACCGCGTTCCCGAACATAAGCCAAAACATCGTCCAAAGTGGGGGGGGTAAAGCGCCTCGCGCGCGTAATACTCTCGTCTTTGTCTTTGTCTTTGTCTTTGTCTTTGTCTTTAGTAGCCTTTTGTTCGCTTTCGGTCGCTTTATTTTGCTTTCGTCCGCTTTCGTACGCTTTGTTGCCACGCCCGCCAAGCGAACCATTTTTTGAATTGGTTTCTGAAATTTTATTATCTCGGTCTAATGTGGCTCGGAATACCGGAAACAGAATGCCTTCCCGCCCGTCGAGTTTTGGTTCAAGACCTGACCGCGCGTATTCCAGTACGGCGATAAATAGTCTCCCTCGCTCGGCATCTGACAAAGCGGCTGTTTGCTCAATCCAGTCATAATAGGCTTTGACATAGCATTTCCCCATGACTCATTTTCTCCTGTGTATCTGTTTGTGGCATGATTCGCAGAGGGTAATTCCATTTTCCTCAGAAAACCGTAGTTCCTTGCATGCCGACCAAGGCTTTATATGGTGTGCGTTCAGCTTTCCTCCTTTTATGCCACAAATTTGGCAAGTATAATTATCCCGAGAAAAGACATCCATTCTCCAGTTACTGTATTTTGAGCTACCGCGTTCTCTCTGGTTTTCCGGTGTTATCCCGCCTTTCCAGTTTGGGTGGTTTTCTCCTCGCTTGTATTTTGGCTTGTCCCTGTCGATCTGCACCCTCATCATAGGGAAAAGAAACCGTTCGTTCCCGCCAAGCTGCGGGGCTTCGCCCGTCCTTGCGTATTCTAACAAGGAAGTGAAAAGCCTCCCCCTCTCAGCGTCACCGAGTGGCTCTATTGCGTCTAAGTAATCGACAAACAGCTTAATGTAAGTCATATCCGCCATGCGCTCACTCCTTATAGGGGAGCAAGCCAATCGAAACGCCGTGCTGCGTCAAAATGTCGGCAATATCGTCTGCCTCAGACTGCGTTAATCCGATGATGCGGATTAAATTTCCGGACGGGTCGGCAGCGTTCAAAATATTGTCGCTGTCATAAATCAACACATCGTATCTCACACCGCACCTCCATCAAAACGGAAGGTCCCCGTCGTCCTCGACCTCGCTAAACTCGCCCGGGTTGCTTGATGCGAGACTGTATGCGGCGGGTCCCTCCTGCGGCTTGCTGTCGGCAAAGTACACGCTATTGGCGATGATCTCGACCGAGCGGCGCTTATTGCCGTCCTTGTCGGTCCAGTCTCGCGCCTGCAAACGACCGTCTACCACTACCTTGCGCCCCTTGGCGCAGTATTGCGCGGCAAACTCCGCCGTGCGCTCCCACGCGACCACATCAAACCAGTCTGTTCCGGTATCCTTACCGTCGCGGTCGACGGCAATGGGAAAGCTGGTGACCGCCTTGCCGCTCTGCGTGCGGCGCAGCTCAAGGTCCTTTCCAATGCGTCCCATGACGCTGATCCTGTTCAAGCTCATTTCAATTCCTCCCTATTTTTCCTGTAAATCATGTTCTCCCGTGTCCAGCCGGGATATTTCGCTTTGAGGTAGCCGACGATGCAGGCGTATAACGCCGTCCTCTGCGGCCCCTCGTCAAAGGCTCGGTGGCAGGAGGGGCAGAGCGTCACGATGTTTTGCTCGATGCCTCTGCCGCCCTGTGAGCGCCGTATAACGTGCGCTACCGGCTCTCCGTTGTTCCGCCCGCAGAGGATGCAGCGCCGTCCGTCGCGCTCGTATACGGCATCCTTGACGCTTTTGGGGATGGACGTGGCCTTTGTCATTTTGTGCATCCCCATTCCTCCATCATCCCTGCCAGCTTCTCCGGAGACAGGGTCTCGATGTTTTGCTCCTGGCAGTCCTGCACCGCCATATCGATCAAATGTGACATTTGCCGGGTGTTGTAGGTGCTGGAGCCGTAGTACAAAATCACGTTGGTGCAGCCTGGTATCCTGCTTGGCATGGTATCCGTCTGCCAGCCAAGCCCATTGTGTTCCCACCCGTTCCGCAACTTTTCCACGGCTGAATCGATCACGCAGACCATTTCATGATTGCCGCCGATCTCCCGAATGTATCTCCGGTAAATATCCGTCTTGGGAATTCGGGTCTTTTCGGCCAGCTGGTCAACCAGAACCCAGAAGTACGCATTCGCGTCGAGGCTTCGCTTCTCGCGGTGCTTCTTCACGGTCACGTCAACGTCTGTTTCGTGCAACTCGTCGTACAATGCGCCGACGTTCTCCCGCGTGGCGATGGTGAGCAGATACCCACCATCCCGCGCAAGGGATAGATCATGCAGTCGGGCTTTCATTCGCTTTCCTCTTTTCCATGCAAGCCCAGCAGAGCGGCACACCGTATTTCTTCATCGCGCCTTTGGAGATGTCGCTCACACGATAGAGCTTGCCGTTAAAGGACTGCGGTGTGATCGGCTGCTTGCAGTCTTGGCAGGTGTAGTCAAACTGTTCCTTGTACGCCTGGTTGAAGGACTGCATTTTTTCCTTGCTCGGCTTTTCCTTTTTCTCTTGTTGCTTGTACTCATCCGTGTCCGCATCTTTCGTATCGTCGATGCAGAACAAGCCGTTCAGCGCGTACTTGCGGGCATAGCTTGATGCCGTTCCGGTGATCTGGCTCTCGTTCATACCGGTTTTTTTCTCCGGTTCGCGGGCATATGCCGTTGCAGTAACAGCGTTATCGCTCTCGCAGTCGTGGAGCTGCGCCTGCGCGGTCACATAAAAGCGACCGTTAACCTCGGTAATGCTATCGAGCAGAACGAGCGCGGTTTTGTGCTTCGCGCAAATCGGCTTGACCGCCTCAAGAATGTCCTCGCAGCTCCGATATTTGTACTTGCCGAAGCTGTTAAACTGCCCTTTCGGGGCTTTCAGCTCTTGCTGGATTGCAGAGAGTTTTTCATAGATTCCAAGGTTCTCCATTTTCTTCTTCCTCCAAAGTAAGCGGGCAGTTTCGCCCGGTGTATTTGTCCGGCCACGGAACGACTTCATCTGTCAGCCCGCAGCGCTTGCTTGACCGTCTGTAAAACCGGCAGGCTTCGCAGGCGATGTACGCCGTGCCTTTGCGGTCGATTGGGAAATAGGTCGTTACCGACGCCGTGCCTTTCAGGTAGCCGGAAGTGCCGTCATCCAGATTCGGCATCGTCTTCCACCTCCGTAAACCATTCCTCACCGCAGAACGGACACTCGGCGACCGTCCGCGTTTCTATGCCGTTCTCTCTGTCGAGGTTTTCTTTCACCTCGTAGGTGTACGGCTCAAAGAAGATCGCGCGGCAGGCTTCGCATTTGTAAACCATGTAAATTACGACCTCCCCGCTTTCCGTATCATCTCGGTCAGACCGTAAGTCCGCCCGACAATGGACGCTACCCGCGCCATCTCGATCTTGCGGAGCACCTCGGCTTCTGCCGGATCGTTTGACAAGTAGTAGCCCTTGCCAAAGTTCATAATGCAGTATTCCTCGCCGTCCTCCTCGCATCGTGCCGCCTCGATCACCTTGCGCAAGTGCCGGTCTGTCCAGCCGGTCATTTCGCACAGTTGCCAACGGCGCAGCGCGTTCTGAGCGCCGACGCGAAGATGGTTTCGCAGAGTGATAACATCGTCTGTCATGACGATACCTCCTTGTAAACGTAAGCGGTTTGGACGCCAAACTCCCGCGCGGCCTGATGGTCGGCAAAGAACACATCGATGCGGTTCTCCCGGATCGCGCCGCCGCAATCCTCGGCGGTGTAGGTATGGCTCGTGCCGTCGGCAAAGTAGATCGTGACAGAGGAGCCGTAAGGTATCACGCGAGGGTCAACCGCGATCGTTCGCCCCTCGGCGGCGGTCGTGCCGGTCGAGGTGATGCCGTCTGTCTTGCCGCAGCACTTCATGCACGGGCAATAGGCGGTTAGCCGGAACTCACCGAGCGGTTCGCCGATGTCGAGCACCGCGCTCCCCTCTGCGGGCTTGTCCTCGCCGGGGAGCTTGTCCTCGATGACCGGCGGCTCATCGGTGTACGGCTGCCCGGTGGTTTTAACCGTCAGCACCGCAAAGAGGATCAGCATCGCCGCGAGGAATAGGCAGACGGCGGCGATGCGCGCCGAGGCGTCGGCCTTGCGCTGCTCGCGTGTGCGTCGGTCGCGCCTCATGCCCTTCCCTCCAGCTTGTCCAGCGCCCGCATAAACCAATGCGTCACGGTGCCGATGCCGATAAAGATAAACAGTGTGCTCATGACCTTTCTCCCTTCTTCTCGTTCGGCACAAGGCCGACAAACTCAAGGCCGCGACCGCGTGCATAAATCTCGCCCATGATCGTCCCCAGCTTTACGGGGTCAGGGGGCGTAACCCAGATAATCTTGTATTCCGGCTTTTTTCTCATTGCCTTTTCCTTTCTCCCGTGCTACAATAAGCACGGACACAATATCTTGTGGTGAGATTTGTCCCACCCGCCCCGCTCGATGCTGCAACATTGGGCGGGGCATTTTTTTACTTTTCATCGGGCTTCAAAAGCTCGTCCACCGTGCAGCCGTAAAGCGCGGCGACCTCCGGCAAGCGGCTTGCGCGGGGATGCTGCTGTCCGGTCTCCCACATATAGACCGCTGCGTCGGAGACCTTTAGTTTTTCGATCACCTGCTGGACACTCAGGCCGGCAGCCAATCGAGCACTGCGAAAACTCATTTGTTCACCTCCAATTTGCTTTTACTTAGTTTTCATTGACTGCGGCGTGGGAATTTGCTATACTCTCATGCAGGAGGATAGAGTGAAAAGGCACGAGGCTCCCCATATTTTCATTGAAAGGAGGGAACCCTTTGCCGCGGAACTCCGTCCGGACAAGTAAGCGCGTTGCTTCCAAAGCGTCGAAAACTTTAAGCAACCGCAAGGCAAGCAAGAATACAAAAGCTCTTGCCGCGTCCGCCTTGTCCAACCGCCGGTCAAAGTGACCGGTGAGCCGCTCCGATGTTCACGCATCGGGGCGGTCTCTTTTCCTCGCCGCAGCCAATAAAACTTAGCGAAAGAGTAAGAAAAACTAAGTTTCCCTTGACAAACTTGCAAACCGTGCTATTATAGAAGTGCTAACAGCCATAATATTTTTCGCAGTCCGCTAAATGTAAGGGGGCTTGGTTTTTATTGCCCTATGCTTGCATTATACTAAGCTCAGCTTAATATGTCAAGTTTAACTTTGCATTTTGTGCAGCTTCGGCGGTTTGTACAAAGGGAGGCTTAATATTTTGGACGGTCCTACGCTTGTTGATATCGTCGAACGCGAGCTCGTTGCTCGACATATAAAAAAGGCGGAATTTTATGCTGCAACAAAAATATCAAGCGCAACATTTTCACAGTGGAGAAATAACATCTATTTCCCCTCTGCTGCTAATATCAAAACTATTGAAGAATATTTGGGGATTTCAATTTCTTATTCTGTAGCCGATAAAGCCGCAAAAAAAGAGCGCCCCACCGATGGTGAAGCGCTCATTTCTGAATTGCCCGAAGATATTCAAAAGCTCATTCGGATTTGCGAATCAAATCCTGACCTTGCCGCTGCTCTACTATCTGTTGCGCAGCAGATCGAAAAAGGTCAAGTTGCTGGGGAGTAAATCTCGAAATTGTAATAATCAATTCCTCTACCGTCGTCATCCTCTCTGCCCTCCGTTCGCTCTCATATAATAAAACAAGTGTTCTATCGTGGATTAGTATAGCACTAATTTTTAATTGATCCAATATAATTTAAAATATAAAATTAGGTGAATTTGATATGCCAATTACCGTATATTTTGAGCACGGCCGCGTTGTGGAGTTGTTTCCAGAACCAAATCAATCGTATTACGACGTGCGCGATAAGATCAACGCGGCGACTGATATAGTGTCTGATGGAATAAAATACGATTTGACCGATAAGCAATCGATTTATTCTATCGCCATTCCTGACTATACAAAAGTACGCAATGTACCACCTTCAAAAGAGTTAGGCCCAACAGGATATCTTGAATATGTGTTGAGAATGCACGCTGGTTTTCTGTGGAATACCGGAGATTACCAGCTATCAATGGCTTGCCTTGAAAAATCTTGCCAGTTGATGATGTATTCCACTCTTGGGTGGGAGCGAAAAGACTTTTATAGGGTCGTCAACTATTACATTGAGTTAGGGCGATTCAAAAAAGCAAAAGAGTGGAAAGACTGGATAGATGCCCACACGGAATCTCCGGAAGACTATGCAAAAGACGCATTTGCAAGAACGCTTGAATCGTGTAAAAGACTTAAAACTGATTTAGTAGAGGTTGGCGATTCAAGCGCGTGCTGTGAAATTTGCGCGAAGTACCGAAGACGAATATATAGCTTATCTGGGAAAAGTTGGAAGTTCCCAAAGTTCCCAGATGATTTTCATTTTCAATGTGCCCTTGGGATATTTGCCTATATTGATGGTGTTTCCGAGCCGTCTTTCAAATGCATTAGTCCATCTCTGTATAGCAAACGACCGTTTCGTGATGACCGAACGGAAGAAGAAAAGGAAAATTATAGACTTTGGTTAGAACGTGTTGAAAAGTCTTACAATCCGATCAATGAGCCGAATCTAAATCATATTATTTATTATTGGTTCAAGCCTAAATTCCCCGACGACTTCCCAAAATCTCTTTCTGGCTTTTCTCGCATGCGAAACGGTAACACAACAAATTATCAAAAACTGGCACAGAAGATTGAGGATGCGGGGTATACCATCCCTAAATCATTAGATGAGGTCGCAGAATGGGAAGAGCGGGAGAATTGAAAAGTTGCAAGACGGTATAGCTTAGATCGGCCCCGCCGCCCTCTGCAACAAACGGCGGGGCCTTTTTGCAGCCAGCGAGAAGCGGTCGCCGCTGCATGTCTTTACCGTAGACCACTTTGGCTTGGTAATTCAATGCCGAAGCCTTGCAATAAAACAGCGCTCGACATGGCTCGACAAGCCCTCATCTTGCGACTTTGCGGCGCGAAAATCGGAAAAATTAAGGTGGCATAAATGAATATTCAAGAAGTGTGTAGAATCCGTAAAGAAGATTTGAAACTGACCTATCAAGACATTTCCGACGTTTCCGGCGTACCGCTGTCCACCGTGCAGAACTTCTTTTCCAAGTTTTCTAAAGCTCCGTCGATCTACACCGTCGCGCCGATCTGCAAAGCGCTTGGAATATCGCTTGATGAATCGTTCGGGATTTCCGAACACCTGACGCCGACCGAGGAAACTTTGCAAGCGCGGAATGATGAGCTGGAACGCCATGTTGACGCAAAGGCCGATACCATTGAGATCATGCGGCGCGGTGTCCATATCCGCAACGGCGTGATTGCTATAATGTTTGCCATTATCGTTCTGCTGGCTGCATGGTGCTTGTACATTGATTGGAGGGGGATTTGATGCAAGCGGCATTGTATATCCGCGTCTCGAGCGAGGAGCAGGCGCGGCATGGGCTGTCCCTGCAAGAGCAGCGGGATGCGCTGACAAGGTATGCCAAAGCGAATAAAATGACCGTGGTGGGCATATATGAGGACGCGGGCATATCCGCGCGAAAGCCGTATAAAAAGCGACCTGCGCTCCTGCGGCTGCTGGATAATTGCAAAGCGGGGAAGGTAGACACGATTCTGTTTATCAAGCTCGACCGATGGTTTCGCAATGTCGCGGGATACTACGACGTGCAGACGCAGTTGGACAAATACGGCGTGACATGGCAGGCGACGGAAGAGGACTACGAAACGCGCACCGCGTCCGGGCGATTAAAGGTCAACATCATGCTTTCCGTCGCGCAGGACGAGGCCGACCGCACAAGCGAGCGGATCAAATTTATCAACGACGGCAAGCGTGCAAAAGGCCAACCGGCAGGGTCAAAAGCCCCTTTAGGGTATATCATCAAGGACAGGCAATACCAGATTGATAACGATACGGCAGATGCCGCGCGAGATATGTTTGCGGCGTATGTCAGACTGCAAAGCGTGTTGGGCGTAAAACGCTATATGCTTGAGACATGGGGCATTGACCGCGCGTATACCAAGTATGTAAACTATTTTCGGAACCGGCTTTATATCGGCGAGGTGTACGGCATCGAGAATGCTTGCCCCGCCCTGGTGAGCAAGCAGGATTTTGACATTGTAAATGATATCCTCCGTCAGCGGTCGCAGCGCTGCGCGGGAGTTGAGACAGATCGCGTTTATCTGTTCTCGGGGTTGCTGCATTGCAAAGAGTGTGGGAAAACGATGCAGTCGGAAACGGCAAAGCATATCTATACCTACTACCGATGCCGGACGCGAATGCTTGACAACTCCGCGTGCCAGCATAAAAAGAGGATCCGCGAAGACGCGCTGGAAGATTACTTATTGCATGAGCTTGAAGGGATTGCCGAGCGAAACAATCGCTATTACAAAAAGGCAGAAAAAAAGCCCACGCAAAGCGCGGACGCAATACGAAAGAAAATGGGTAAGTTGAAAACGCTTTATCTTAACGACTTGATCGAGTTGGACGAATACAAGCGGGAGTACGCGAGCTTGAAGAAAACACTTGAAACGGTAGAGGAAAAGCCGCAGACAAACCTTGATGCGCTCCGAAATGGGCTTGCTGAATATGACACTTACTCGCGGGAAGAGAAAAAGGAATTCTGGACGCGCTTTATCCGGAGAATTGACGCAGATGACGACGGCGCGTTTTTTGTAACGCCACGTTAGGCATATTTGCCCTTGGTGTTCCCAAAGGTAAATTTTGCCCAAAAGAATCCCCCGCCTTACG